CGATAGTTGTCACGTTATGGTTGTAAGTCGCGCAATTAGGAACAGACCAGAACATTACCCTACATTAACATACCAAACGCTACTACGCAAACGTAACTCACGCAAAAAGCCGTGGAACAAATGGCACGCCGTGGCGTATCGCTACTCTGGGAACTGGTTTCAAGGCTTGTTAGGGATGCCCCTAACATATCGCAGACAATAAAAAACCCGCCAGCATGGGCGGGTCAAAACGCGGGCAAAAGAAAAGCCCGCTTGCGCGGGCTTGGTGAGCGTTGCGGGTTACTCAGGCATTGATGCTGTTGCAATCGCGGCCAGTGCCTTTAGGTGCTTAAGGCAATCAGTCACCGGCAGTTCTGTAGCTTCGGCCTTTTCGAGCCGGTTAATCCACGCGGTAACATCACGCAGTAACCTTGCCGAATCGGTTGCGGTACTAGCGGCCTCTGCAGCGACGGCGGCTTTTTCCTCATCCGTCATACTGGCCTGCTCCGCCGCCGTGTATCGCTTGGCGAGCGCGTTGCGCAAATCTTTAAGCTTGCTGCCAATTTGTTGCTGCCAATAACGGCGGTTTTTATCGCACTTGAACAGGCGGTTTTCTTTTGCCTCATCCTCATCCACTTTCGGAAAGCCTTTAGCAATGGCCTTGTCAGCCTCTACCATTTTGCGAGCATCAGCCGGAAAGCCCGCGACAATGGCGAAGCGGTAGCTGTCATACGCTGTACGATCTGCGCCCTTCTCCGGCGATTCTAGGTCAGCGGGCACTACACCATCAGCGAACAGGGCATCAACAGCCTTGGTCTGACCTTGTTCGGCCTTGATTGTACCGGATACCCATTGGCGGATGGCATCGGCGGCAGTTGCGGTAACTGTATGAATTTTATTGGTAGTTTTCATGGTTTATTCCCTTTAAGTATTAGAGCGAAGCGGAATTGCCTGCCCATGAGTAAGACTATAGCAAACCTAACAGACAATGTCAACAAGTACCAAACAGCGCAGGCAATGTTAGGGAACGCCCTAACAAATCCGGATTCGCCAGACAGCAAGGGTACTGGGTGGGCATACCCCGTTTTGAGTTTGGAGTCCCTTGTGTTCTTAGGTATTACTATTACGCGCAACCATAGACCTGACTTTTGGGTTTGGGGTCTTACCTTCATTCATGTAGGTAACATGTTTTACGTTTGGAAGTACCTCAAATCAGGTGTTTCAGGTATAACTCACTTCTTTTATTTTGTATCCTATTGATTTTATTACCTTAATTTTTTATTTACCAAACTCCCCGTGCGATTTTACATCCGCACCATAGGAACACCCCCGGCATTGTTTTTAAGTACCTAGCGAAAAAATTTTTTATGTGTATACTTCTGAGCGTGGGGTCAGTGCAGGTTGCACTGCTGGGGGTTCCCGGTGGTCGTCGAAAGATCTGCTCTACCTCACGACCTTTCAGCTTTTAACGAGCTTGCGTACATGAAAATAAACCCGGATGCTGGTATTCCAGTACCTGAAGGCGATCAAGAAACTCGGGACTTTTTAGAAGTGGTGCGGGCAGCCGCGGCCACCGTAGAGCTATTGAAAGAGAATGGGCTCGATACGGCCTTCGATGACCCCGAGGAGTGCCAGTCGACCGCAGATTATTTGGCACAGAGCTACGCAGCTGACCCCGAAGCCACCAGTAAGGCGGCCACCCCAAGGAACATCGCTAAGCTACCACCCCAGTCACTGATTTTTACCCGGAATATTCTCGATGAGTTTGGACAACAAGTTGTCACGCGATCTGTGGAGATTCGCCACCTTGTCACTAACAAGCTTATCCTTGAGTCAGAAAACCCGGATGCAAGAATTAGGATGCGAGCACTGGAGTTGCTTGGAAAAATCACCGACGTTGGCCTGTTTACAGAGCGATCAGAAGTCACAATTACTCACCAGTCTACCGACGACCTCAAGAATTCGCTGAAAGAGAAGTTAAGTCGGCTGAAATCCGTAGGATCGAGTAGCACAAGCGACGTAGAGGAAGCGGAAGACGCTGAATTTGTCGATTACAAGGCCCAAGCAGACGAAGTTTCTGCTGAATTAGACGAATTGCTGGGCGAATAATGGCACTTCCGAGCTTTGACGACCTGACAGTCGAAGAAATTGAGGAGTTGGTGGACAATATCGACCAATTTCCCCCGGAAGAACAAGCTGAAATTGTCAAAATCGTAGAAACTCTAGGGGATCGGGTGCATGCCAAGGCGTGCCACGACGATTTAATTGCGTTTTGCTGCCATATGCAGCCAGATTATAAGGTTGGTAAACACCATCGGATACTAGCGACTCTGCTTATGGACATCGCAGAGGGTAAAAAAGACCGGATTTGCGTCAATATTCCACCTCGACATGGTAAATCACAGCTCGTTTCCATCTTTTTTCCTGCATGGTTCATAGGTAAATACCCCAATAAGAAGGTTATGATGGTGTCTCACACCACGGATTTGGCCGTGGACTTCGGTCGTAAAGTGAGAAACTTAATTGATACTCCCGCCTATAGAGTTATTTTTCCTACTGTTAGCTTGGCTGCTGATTCTAAGTCTGCCGGTCGGTGGAATACGAGTGCTGGTGGCGAGTACTACGCTTGTGGTATTGGCTCTGCTCTGGCTGGTCGTGGCGCAGATTTATTACTGGTGGACGACCCCCATTCTGAGCAAGACGTTATCAACGGAAACTTCGAAGTCTTCGAAAAAGCCTATGAGTGGTTTACCTACGGTGCGCGTACGCGACTGATGCCGGGAGGCCGGGTAGCAATCATTCAAACCCGTTGGCATATGGATGACCTGACCGGGCGGGTAACTCGGGATATGGGCATGCACGACTTGGCTGACCAGTATGAGGTGGTCGAGTTCCCGGCGATCTTAGAGATACCCAAACCCAACGGAGAAGTCCAAGAGAAGGCATTGTGGCCGGAGTTCTTTACGCTACAGGACTTGCTGAGAACCAAGGCTTCGATGCCGCTGTTCCAGTGGAACGCTCAGTATCAACAGAAACCGACTGCCGAAGAAGCGGCGGTGGTCAAGCGGGAGTGGTGGCAGTGGTGGGAAAAAGAAGACCCCCCGTACTGCGAGTACGTGATAATGTCCCTCGATGCTGCAGCAGAAACCCACAACCGTGCTGACTTCACGGCACTGACGACGTGGGGCGTTTGGTATAACGAAGAAACTAATACGAACAACATCATCCTGCTCAACAGCATCAAGGAGCGTATGGAGTTTCCGGAGCTTAAAAAACGGGCAATGGAGGAGTACGAGGAGTGGCAGCCGGACAGCTTCATTGTTGAAAAGAAGTCGGCAGGTACAGCGCTATACCAAGAACTTCGCCGGACAGGGATGAACGTATCCGAATTTACTCCGCATAGGGGCAGTGGCGACAAACTTGCACGCTTAAACTCAGTTGCTGATATGATCGCATCAGGGCTTGTCTGGGTGCCACAAACCAGATGGGCCGAAGAAGTAGTTGAAGAAATAGCCGGGTTCCCGTTCATGAGCCACGACGACCTCGTCGACTCAACTGTTATGGCGCTCATGCGCTTCAGGCAGGGCGGGTTCCTAAGACTACCGACTGACGAGCCGGAAGATATACGCTATTTCAAACAACGTCGCGGCGGTTACTACTAAGGACACATTATGGCAATGGAAAAAGGGTTGTACGCAGCACCGGAAGGACTGGATGCGCTGGAGATGGATCCAGCGATAGAGGTTGAGATCGCAGAAGGGCCGGAAATTTCTGTGATGGACGATGGCTCGGTTGAGGTTGTGTTCGAGCCGGAAGACGAGACGGGCGAAGGTGAGTTTGGTGAGAACTTGGCAGAGAGCCTCGATGAAGGCTACCTGCAGACACTAAGTACTGACCTGATGGGTCTTGTTGACGATGACGTCAACGCCCGCAAGGACTGGGTGGATACTTACGTCAAGGGTCTTGAGGTGCTGGGATTCAAGTACGAGGAGAAGACTGAGCCGTGGCAAGACGCCTGTGGCGCATACAGTACGATCCTCGCGGAGGCGGCGATTCGCTTCCAAGCAGAAACAATGAGCGAGACATTCCCGGCGGCTGGGCCGGTGAAGACAGCGATCCTCGGTATGATTACCAAGGAGAAGGAAGAAGCTGCAGCTCGCGTCAAAGAAGACATGAACTATCAGCTGACGGAAGTCATGGTGGAGTACCGCCCTGAGCATGAGCGCATGCTGTATTCGCTGGGTCTGGCGGGTTCGGCATTCAAGAAGGTGTACTTCGATCCGCGCCTTGAGCGTCAGATCGCTGTGTATATTCCAGCAGAAGATGTCATCGTGCCTTACGGTGCCTCGCATATCGAGAGCGCTGAGCGTGTTACGCACATCATGCGTAAGACTAAGAACGAGGTGCTGCGGATGCAGGACGCTGGGTTCTACCGCGAGGTAGACTTGGGTGATCCGGTACAGTTTCACTCCGACATCGAGAAGAAGAAAGCCGAAGAAGGTGGCTACTCGCTAACTCAAGATGACCGGTATGCTATCTACGAGATTCACGTCGATACAGTCCTCGAAGGGGTTGACGAAGAAGACGACCTGCCGAAACCGTATGTCATCACAATCGACAAGGGCACCGGTGAAGTTCTGGCAATCCGTCGTAACTGGGAACCGGAAGATTCGAAGTACATCAAGCGCCAGCACTTCGTGCACTACGTGTACGTGCCGGGATTCGGGTTCTACGGTCTTGGCCTTATCCACATTATTGGCGGCTACGCCCGCGCTGGCACATCAATTATTCGCCAGTTGGTGGACGCTGGTACGCTGGCTAACCTGCCGGGTGGTCTGAAGTCTCGTGGCCTGCGTGTTAAGGGTGATGATACACCCATCGCACCAGGTGAGTTCCGTGACGTAGATGTACCAAGCGGCAGCATTAAAGACAATATCATGACGCTCCCATACAAGGAGCCGTCGCAGACCCTGCTGACTCTGTTGGACAGAATCACAAACGAGGGTCGTCGTCTGGGCGCTATCAGCGACATGAACATCTCGGACATGTCCGCAAACGCTCCGGTAGGTACAACGCTGGCACTGCTCGAACGTACGCTTAAGCCGATGGCTGCTGTACAGAGCCGCGTCCACTACGCGATGAAGCAGGAGTTCAAGCTCCTGAAAGAGATCATCGCCGAGTACGCTCCGGGTCAGTACGACTACATGCCGGATACGGGTGAGCGCAAGGCTCGCAAGACCGACTATGAGACCACCGAGGTCATCCCTGTTAGTGATCCTAACAGCTCGACGATGGCACAACGTGTCGTCCAGTATCAGGCCGTGCTGCAGATGGCACAGAGTGCTCCGCAGATTTACGACCTCCCACAACTTCACCGTCAGATGATCGAGGTTCTAGGTGTCAAAAACGCAGACAAGCTCGTCCCAACAAGTGCAGATCAGAAACCCAGAGACCCAGTGTCTGAAAATATGTCCGCGCTGTCCGGTAAGCCTCTCAAAGCGTTCCTCAATCAAGATCATGACGCCCACATTGCTGTCCATATGTCGTTCCTTCAGGATCCGATGATTGCTCAGCAGATTGGTCAAAACCCGCAGGCACAGCAGATCATGTCGTCGCTGCAGGCACACATTGCTGAACATACCGGCTTCCAGTACCGCAAGCAGATCGAGGAGCGCCTTGGCGTGACTCTGCCGCCGCCGGACGAAGAACTGCCGGAAAGCATTGAGTACGAGTTGTCGCGTCTGCTGGCAGATGCTGGCAAACAGCTCACTCAGGCGCACCAGCAACAAGCTGCACAGACTCAGGCCCAGCAGCAACAACAAGATCCGCTGTTCCAGCTGCAAATGCAAGAACTGCAGATCAAGGCGCAAGATGTCCAGCGCAAGGCCCAGAAGGATCAGGTCGATGCCCAGCTGGCAGCTAAGAAGGTACAGATCCAAGAAGTCGAAGCCATGGCTAAGATCAAGGCGGAAGACAAGCGCAGCAGCTCAATGGATCAACAGGCTAAGGATCGCATCCAAGCCGACTTCATCAAAACGGCTATTAACGCCAATGTGAAATCTCAACCCGCCAAGAAGAAGGAGTAACTCATGGCAAAAACCGTCTTTGACGTGCTTATAGAAAAACTGGAGGAAGCCAAGCTGTCCTCCATGCAGTTTATGGTTGATGGTGCAGCTAAAGACTACGCCGGATACCGTGAAACTTGTGGCTACCTACGGGGTCTGGCAGCTGCAGGTCGAATCATCCAAGACCTTGCGAAACTACAGGAAGACGAAGATGACTGATGAAGTCGTAGTAACTGAAGAAGAAATGGAAGCGCAACTTCCGAAACCCGTGGGCTACATGATTCTGGTGGCGCTCCCGAAAGTTGAGGAAGCCTACGAATCGGGCATCATTAAACCTGATCGCTCTCAGCGAGAAGAATACATCCTGTCCAGCATGGGCGCGGTGATTGACATGGGCAACCAAGCCTACGCCGATCCAGAGCGTTTCCCTACCGGGCCGTGGTGCAAGATTGGTGATTTCGTGATGTTCCGCCCGAATACGGGTACGCGCTTCAAAGTAA